ATCCAACGGCAATAGTTGAAATGGTGGATTCATATTCAACATTTAAGAAAAATTTAGGATCAGAAGTTGCAATTCATCCATACGACGATCCAGATAATTACATGGCAAAGTTTATAGATGAATCAAGAATCGTTCTTGGTAAAAATAGACATTGGAGAACAAACAAATATGCAACTTTCACTTTTATGTGTAATCCAGAAATTGTCCGTAAATTTTGGAGTAGATTTTATACGTGTGCAACGGAATATATGACCGAATGGGGTGAGGTGAATCAAATTCAAGAGGGAACTACCATCAATCACATTTGGCGTTGGGAAATTACTCTCTTTACGCCAATACCATCACTTGCATTACATATGGGGTATGAAAGACAACTTGATCCTTATATTGATTGGAAAAAACTATGGGATTCGATTGTGTAATCATATTTATTTGTATGTAAACAAATTTAGGAATTTTTGATGAAATATGCATTAGTAGAAGACGGTATAGTAAAAGAAAGTAATAGAGTGTTGCCAAGGAATTGGAAAAACATTTCAAATTTTTATTTACTAGACGAAGAAACATTAAAATCATATGGTTGGTTTCCATATAGATTTGAACCCACAACTATTCCAGAAAATGCCATTTCTGATGGTACTTATTATGAAATAACAGAAGAAGAAGTTGTTGAAATACAAACATATAGAATAAAAACGGATTTAGAAATTGAAATAGAATCAAATAATAAGTGGTCTCATATTCGAGAAATAAGAACCATAAAATTAAAAGAATGTGATTGGACTCAATTATCAGACAGTCCATTAAATTCTGAAAAAAAAGAACAATGGCAAATATATCGTCAATTACTTCGAGATATAACATTACAATCTGATCCTTACAATATAGTTTGGCCAGACGAACCGGAAATATAAAATGAACAATAAGATTCTTAAATTGATAAAAGAAATGAATCTTGCCATATTCAATGAAAATGAATTAGTGGACAAGGATATTGTTGTTCTTTATCCTGGTAAATTTCAACCGATGGCAATTTATCATCGTGAAGAATATGAAAGAATTTGCCGTAAGTTTGATAAAGATAATGTTATTATTGTTACAAATGATATTACGGATCCAATAGAAAAGCCATTAACATATGACGAAAAGTTTGCAATAATGCGTCGTCATAATGTCAAACATATTCAAAAATCAAATACACCATTTCATGCAACAAATGTTATTGAACAATTTGATGGTGACGCTACTGTTGTAATTTATGCAGTTGATAAAGACGATGTATCAAAATTAAAAGACTACAAAAGACTGATGAAGTGGAATGGTAGTAGTCATTTACCTTACAAAGATATTCAGAATCCATACGTTTATTATATGGTGATTAATCATGTCCGATATGACATTCCATCATTTGGCGAAATGAACTCTAAATCAATTCAAACTGCATTAAGTGATAGAGAGGCAAAATTATCAGAATTAAAATCACGTTTCATTTCTATATTTGGTTGGTTTGACGCTGATATATTCAATATGGTTGTTTCTAAATTCAATACCAAACGTGGTAAAATGAAAGAGAGTAAAAAGGATAAAAATGGTTTAAGACCATTACATATGATAACAAGAAAATTTTGGAATAAAGTTTACACTGAAATAATAAAATAAAAGGTTATGTTATGGATATTAAAATTGAAAGTCTTGATGATGTTAAGAAACTTCTTGCCGGTGAACATGATAGTCAAAACAAAGTTACCGTTGGGTATACCGAAGAAGACAAAGAATCAAATATTTCAAGAAAAATTGGTGATAAATGGTTTGATTCTGATGGAAATGAATGGGAACAAAGAAATGGCTATAAGATAAAACTTGGTAAAGTTTGGCAACAAGAGTTACACGAATATCTAAATTCATTTCCAAACTGTCCAAAAGAAACTTGCACTTGTGGTATGCCAAAAAGACTTGATCAAAAAATGAAAAGTATTCATGGTATGTGTTTTGATTGCGTTGTTGATATGGAACACAAAATTCGTCTTGAAGGTAAATGGGATGAATATGAAAAAAGAAAACTAAAAGAAAACGCATTATCTTGGTTGAAGGAAGCAGAAAGAGACAAAGATATGATTGCTAGTGAGTTATCACGAATGGAATTTACAAATGATTTTGGTGATAATGAAAAATGGAAAACTCCTTTGAATAAGGAAGAACTTTTGGAAAAAATAGAAAAAGAGTTTGAAGAATTTAGAAATAACTTTATTAAAAAGTTAGAGGAAGATTTGGGAGAAAACATTGAAACCACTTAGTCCTGTTTCAGAAACTTTTAGTGGAATACGAGGTAGGTTATCATCAAAAAGAATGATGATGTTTTTTTCTTTTCTTGTTATGATATTTATGGCAGTATTATCTACTTTTTATGAAAAAAAGATAGAACAATTTATATTCGATGGATTTCTTTACATAGTAGTTGGTAGTCTCTTTTCAGTAGCATCAGAACAATTTGCAACAAAATATAGAAAGATGGAAGGTACTGATTATTATGAAGAATTAGATGATAATGATATAGTCGATGAAAAACCTATTCGTAAACGGAGAAATAGATGAAAAGTATAATTGTTGAAAGAGCAGTTCCTACAAATAAAAAACTTTACAACAGTATAAAGGCAAGAATTAAGAGAAAGTATAAAGTATGGCCAAGTGCTTATGCATCAGGTGCAGTTGTAAAGGCATATAAAGCTGCCGGTGGTGGTTATCGTAATGTAAAGGAAGTTATCAATAATCCTACGTATCAACTTGAATCATATAGAACAAATGAGTGTGGTAAAATAACAGAATTACATTTTAGTTTACAAGAAAATGAACCAAACATGATGAATGAGGCTGAATATCGCGGTAGAAAAGTTTCTCTTGGTAAACCTTTCAGAACTCCAGGTGGTCCAAAAAAGTTTTCTGTTTATGTTAAAAAACCAAATGGTAATATTGTTAAAGTAAATTTTGGGCACAAAGGAGAAGGTGGTAAAAAGACAATGAAAATTAAAAAGAGTAATGCTGCTCGTAGAAAATCATTCCGTGCACGTCACCGTTGTCATTCTCCTGGACCAAGACATAAAGCTAGATATTGGAGCTGCCGTTTTGGATGGCCTTCGAGTGGCAAAGGTGCAATAGATAAAACGTAATACTATGAACTATCAAATATTTTATGATAAATTAACAAAAGAAGTTGGCAAACCTCACAATAAACCAGTGGGTCAGGTTGCATCTGCTTATGCGGACGCTTATGATTTGGCTTGTAAAGGAAGTTGTAAAACCATGTTTGGTGCAGTTTTAATGACTGGTGATAAAAATATTTTGAAACAAAAAATTGAAACATCATTAAAAACTTCAGCTAATATAAAAGACGCATATTCTCCTGGTGTAGGATTCAGATTTGATAGTGCATATAAAATAATGGCAGAGGGTTTTACTAAATATTGGGTAAATTCAAAATTTACACCAATGCCTCCTTCACCACCGTGTATCAGTTTTGATCCGCAATCACAAAATCCAGGTGTAAAAGTTAGTCCAAATCCACCACCACAACCAACTTTTGTTGGAGTGGAATACTATGCAGTTGCATTTGGTAACTATGATTTTGCTGGTAATTTAAAAAGTGTCTGGCAAATAAAAGATTGGAAAAAATTTGTTGATTCTTTTTATGATACATTATTAGAGTTCCATTTAACATTGAATGGAACATATAATGGTAGAGCCGTACTCGTACCGGCTCCTAGTCCTGTTCCACTTTCTGTTAAATGGTATGGTATAGTTGGTGGAACTAGAAGAAAATCCTTGAGTAATTATGACATAGCTCTATCAAGTCCAGTGCCGCATGGTAGAGGTACTGACATACCTTTAATGCGGGATTGGGAAGCAACATTTAGAGTTGCGGATATATCAGCAGATAGAGAGTATATGATTGCAATTGATCCAAGATCTCCGGATGAACTTTTATTTTTACAAGGTGGATTTGAAGCTTCTGCTGCACCATTGAATCCTTTTAATTGGGATAAAATGAAAAAAGCACAAAATGTTATAGTTTCTCATGTCCATCCTTGGAAAGAACCCAATACACCAATACCATCGCCGTATAAAACCGGTTGGCAGATAATTCCAGATAAAGCTGGATTTTCTCCACAAGATATATGGTTTGCTATTCATAATAATCTTGCAGAAATGAGGGCGTCTAATAAATTTTATACATATGTATTACAAAGGCCTGCCGGTGGTTGGTCTACGTATAGAGTTGGTGTAGCGGGTAAAAGAAAACCGGATGGAACCTTTAATAAAGAAGATACTGGAATAAATCCAGCAATAAGAGTTGCAATCGAACTTGAATTTGATCGAATACGAAATTTAAAAGAAAAGCAACTTGATGCTAAATATAGTGATCCCGTAAAATATGATAACTGGGGTGAATCTATACATTATGCAAATAGAGTGCTTTCAAAAAAATAT